AATGATATGATTAGAAAATCTAATTATAGTTTTGAATTAATTAATAATAAATTAAGACTTTTTCCTATACCCAATAAAGCCTATACATTACATTTTAAATATATTTTAAAATCTGATAGAAATAGAGCAACTGTAAGTGGTAGTTTAGGGACGGGTGTTGTAACAGACATATCTACTGTGCCCTATGATAATCCTACTTATGAATATATTAACTCTATTGGTAGACAATGGGTTTTTGAATACACCTTAGCTTTAGCTAAAGAAATGTTAGGTTATATTAGAGGTAAATATGGTACAGTCCCTATCCCGGGATCAGAAGTTACACTGAATCAAGCAGATCTTATTACAGCAGCCACATCAGAAAAAACAGCATTGTTAGAAAGATTAAGATCATATTTAGATGAAACTTCTCGTAATAAATTATTAGAAAAGAAAGCAGCAAATTCTGAATTTGTGCAAAAAGACTTAAGCTCAGTACCTTACACTATTTATATTGGCTAATGGCACTATTTGGAAGACAACGTGATATAGATCTATTCACAACAATTAATAGAGAATTGTTAGGGGATGTTATTACCCAACAATGTGCATTTTATAAATTTGCTTTAGAAAAAACCTCAGTAAACATATATGGTGAAGCAGCTGATGGGGCTTTTTACGATGGCCCTACATTATTTAACTGCCTAATAGAAAGATCAGACCAAGAATTCCCAGAAAGTGACTTAGGTATAGATTTTAATTGGGGAATTACCTTTAAATTTTTACGTGAAGATTTAAAAGATGCTAATGTAGTACCTCAAGTAGGTGATATTATTTTATATTATAATGGTTATTATGAAGTTGAATCAACTAACGCTAACCAGTATATCTTAGGTAAGAACCCAGACTATCCTTACAATACTAATCCTCTTAATCCAGGATTAGAACAATTTGGTGCTAATTACTCAATTATTTGTAATACGGTTTACGTTCCTGGTGATAAACCCGGTATAACTAGAGAAAGATTATAATGGCAACTAAAGGAAGAATACCGATACCAAAAACTCAAGCTGAAATAGCTAATGGGTTTGTTGAACCTTTTGATACTCAGAGAGGTAATCCCAACCAATCTCGGGATTTAAATAGAGGAGATAAAACTTCTTACAGAGATGATACTACTAAACCCTTTTCTATAGGAATTAAAGATATAGATGAATCTATTGTTTTTTATTTTAAAAATGTTATTAAACCTTTTGTAGTCCAAAATGGCCAACGTATTGAAGTTCCTGTAATGTATGGTGCCCCCGAAAGGTGGAAATCAATACAACGTGATGGGTTTATAAGAGATGATAAAGGTGCTCTTATGGCCCCCATGATTATGTTTAAACGTAATACCTTATCTCCTGTAAGGGGGATGTATAATAAAATAGACGCTAATAGACCTGTCAATATAGCTTACACTCAGACAGCATACAATAAACAAAATGCATATGATAAGTTTAATATTTTAAACAATAGAAAACCTATTAAAGAATTCCACACTGTTGTAGTCCCAGATTATGTAACCATGACTTATAGTTGTATAGTTTACACTTACTACGTAGAACAACTTAACAAAATAGTTGAATCTATTAATTATGCTGCTAACTCTTACTGGGGTAATCCTGATAGGTTTAAATTTAAAGCTAATATAGATAGCTTTACTACTATTACGGAACTTACTGCGGGAAATGATAGAACAGTAAGAGCTAATTTTGACATAAATCTTAATGGATATATCATACCAGATATTCCACAAAAAGATCTTACAGTAGATAAAAAAAGATTCAGTAAGGGTCAAGTTGTAATACAACAAGAAACAGTTTCTAATTTTGACCAATTAGATAGAGACCAAATAAACACAAGAAATCCCCAAAATACTGATACTAGTATTTCTTGAGAAAAAAATTGATATTTATCAACAAATGGTTTTAGAAAAAATATTAATATTTATTTGAAATGAGTGAACAAATCAAGCTATCTCAAGAAGAATTAAATTCTATTAAGCAGTTACAACAACAACAAGAAAACTTAATAACTAAGTTTGGTAAATTAGAATACCAAATTCAATTATTAGAGTTACAAAAAGATCAATTAGTGAAAGCTATTGATGAGTTGCAACAAGATGAAAATAAAATTGGAAAAGGATTAACACAAAAATATGGAAACGGCACCGTTAATTTAGATTCGGGAACGTTTACAAAAACTGAGTAAAAAATTAATACAACAATAAAATGGCAGAACAAATAGTATCACCTGGAGTCTTTACAAGAGAAAACGACCAGTCATTTATCACCCAGCAGCCCGTTACAGTAGGAGCTGCTATCTTGGGCCCCACAGTTAAAGGACCAGTAGAGGCCCCAACTGTAGTTACTTCTTATAGTGAGTTTAAAAATAAATTTGGATCTTATTTTGTAAGTAATTCCCAAACTTATTCTTTCCTTACTTCAATTTCGGCCTATAATTACTTCCAAAATGGAGGTGAATCATTACTTGTAACTAGAGTTCAATCGGGTAGCTGGACTGAAGCTTCTTCATCTCAAGTTTCTAACAATGCAACTGTAACAGGAGGAGCTGAAGCCACAGGAAGTGAAACAATTTCAGCTGTTTTTGCTGACGGTACTGAAGCTAGAATTACCGATGGTACTAAAGTATACAGATTTATTGCTTCAGGAAACCCAATTCCTCAAGATGATGTAGATGGTGATTTATATTTCTTCTCTACAGGCTCCACTGCAACTCTTACTGCAACTAATTTAGCCGCAGAAATTAATAAAGCTCTTTCAGGATCTTTAGCCTCAGCAAGCGTTGATTTAGTAGTAGCCTCCACCGACACCACTACTTTAATATTATCAGCTTCTGCTGTTGGAACTCCATCCAATGGAATTACTTTAGCTACAGGTTCAGCTGCGGATTTCTCAACTCAAATAACTTTAGAGGGAGGTGTAAATGGAACTGGAAACTCTAATTCATTCACTTTAAAAACTATCTCAGAAGGTATTATTCAGAATAGTGAATCAACAGTAGCTGCAGATGGTTCTTTACCTTCAGGTTCTGCGGATAATGTTAGATGGGAAATTACATCAGCAGATTCAAGTTCTGGTGTATTTACTCTTAATATTAGAAGAGGTGATGATCTTACAAATGAAAAAACAATTTTAGAAACATTTGCTAATATTTCCCTTGACCCCGAACAAGATAACTATATTGCTAAAGCAATAGGTGATTACCGTCGAGTTATTGCAACAGATGGTACTGTTAGTTACCTTAAAGTAGAAGGAGAATATCCTAATGTTAGTAAGTATGTTTATGTTGCTGAAGTAAAAACCCCAACAGCTGGTTTCTTTGATAATTCTGGAAATGCTAAAGCTGAATTAAAAACCTCAATCCCCATAGTTCAAAGTGGTGTATTTGGAGGAGCTACAGGAACCATTTTAACTGGTGAAGGTAATTACTTTGATAATATTACAAGTGCCGACTCTCAGGGTCTTGTTGGAGGAAATTACGATACTGCTATTAGCTTATTAAATAATAAAGATGAATATCAATATAATGTAATTACAGCTCCTGGATTGATCCACAGCCTTGCAAACCATACTTCTACTTTGAATACTTTAATCACAAATACTCAAAATAGAGGAGATGCTATTGCAGTGGTAGATATTGAAGATTATGGTGCTACAGTAAGTGCTGCAGTAACTGCAGCCCAGAACTTGAATTCATCATATGCTGCTGCTTATTGGCCTTGGGTACAAATCCAAAACCCAGATACTGGTAAATTGAATTTTGTCCCAGCTTCTACTCTGATCCCTGGCGTTTATGCCTTTAACGATGCTAATGCTGAACCATGGTTCGCCCCAGCAGGTATTAACAGAGGTGGTTTAGATACAGTAATTAGACCAGAAAGAAAATTAACTAAGAGCAACAGAGATACTTTATACGAAGCTAATGTAAACCCAATTGCTAGCTTCCCGGCAAACGGAACTGTAGTATTTGGTCAAAAGACATTACAAAAGAAGGCATCTGCGCTTGATCGTGTAAATGTTAGAAGGTTATTAATTGCTCTTAAGAGTTTTATTGGTCAAACAGCTAATAACTTAGTATTTGAACAAAACTCAGCAGCTACTAGAAATAGCTTCTTAGCATCAGTTAACCCATACCTCGAAAGTGTACAACAAAGACAAGGTGTTTATGCCTTCAAGGTAGTAATGGATGATACGAATAACACTCCAGATGTAGTAGACAGAAACCAATTAGTGGGTCAGATTTTCTTACAACCAACAAGAACAGCTGAATTCATTATTTTAGATTTCAACGTATTACCAACAGGAGCTGAATTCTCATCATAATAAAAATAGAAATTGTAATATTTATTAATAAAAACAACAATGGCAGTATTAGATCCAAACGAAGTATTCTTCACCCCATTTGAACCAAAACAACAAAATAGATTTGTTTTGTATGTAGATGGGTTTCCCGCTTACCTTATCAAAGGATTAGGAGCGATAACAGTCTCTCAGGGCACAGTTAATTTAAATCACATTAATATCCAAAGAAACCTTAAAGGTAAAACTACTTGGGGTACTATCTCAATGACATTATTTGATGCTATTACGCCTTCTGGGGCACAAGCAACAATGGAATGGGTTAGATTACACCATGAGTCAGTTACAGGTAGAGACGGCTATTCAGATTTTTATAAGAAAGATCTAACAGTTAATGTCTTGGGTCCTGTAGGGGATGTTGTTTCTGAATGGATTATTAAGGGTGCCTTTATTACCGAAGCTTCGTTTGGTGAATATAATTATGATAATGAAGGTGCTGTTGAAATTTCTATGACAGTACAACCTGATTACTGCGTATTGAACTTCTAATACAAGTCCAAAAACAAATATAAAAAGAAAGGCGTACTTATGTACGCCTTCTTTGTTTTTTATATATTTATATCAAACAAATAAAGTTATTAACAATGAGTGAATTTAATTTACCTACCGAAGTGGTAGAATTGCCTTCAAAAGGTTTAGTATATCCCGAAGGTCATCCCTTAAGAGAAGGGAAAATTGAGATTAAGTATATGACTGCTAAAGAAGAGGATATACTTACAAACCAAGCTTATATAGAAAAAGGTACAGTATTAGACGAACTCTTAAAATCAGTAATTGTTAGTAAAATTAACGTTAAAGATTTAATTGTAGGAGATAAAAATGCTGCACTAATTGCTACTCGAGTTTTAGGATATGGTAAAGATTATTCATTTTCATACTTAGGAGATAGCCACGATGTTGATCTTTCTACATTAGAAAATAAAGAATTCGATGAAACTCAATTAACTGAAGGTAATAAGTTTTTTTATACTTTACCTCATAGTAATATAGATGTTACATTTAAAATCCTAGATGGTCACGACGAAACTAAAATAGAAAAAGAGATTCAAGGATTAAAAAAGTTAAACAAAAATGCTTCCCCTGAACTTTCTACTAGATTAAAATATATTATTACATCTGTAAATGGAGATAATGAATCCAAAACAGTTCGTAACTTTGTAGAAAATGGATTGCTAGCCCGCGATTCAAGAGCATTAAGAAACCATCTTAAAGAAGTCCAACCGGATGTAGATTTAACCTACACCACAGATAGTAACGAGGAGATTACTATTCCAATTGGACTTAGCTTTTTTTGGCCTGACTTCTGACGCCATCCCCCTAGTTAGGCGTAATTTATTTAAGCAAATCCATGAGATAGTATTCCATGGTAAAGGAGGATATTCTTGGAATGATGTGTATAATATGCCTGTTTGGTTAAGACGATTTACTTTTAAGGAAATTCAAGGGTTTTACGAAGAAGAAAAAGCCCAATATGATAAGGCTACTTCTAAAGGTACTAGTACCCTTATAGATTCCTCAGGAAAAGTTAACAAATCACAATTTGCTAATGTTTCCCCAAAAAAGTCCTCATTTAAAACATCGCCATAATAAAAATAAATTTTTTGAATATTTATTAACATGGCTACCCCCCAAGAAATCCAAAGACTATTAAATGACATTCAACAACAGTATGATCGTTTAGGGAAAACAAACCCGTTTAAGGATTTTGATCCCTCTAAAATATCAGATGCACGCGCTGCTACTCAACAATTAGAAGCTGGTCTTAGAGATGTTAATCGTAGAATAAACGATTTAAATAATGATATGGATGGGGTTGTATCTGCTTTCCAATCAACAGTAGATGAAATAAAAAAACAAAATTCGGCTTTAGGAAACTCTACTAAAGCTTTAAGTGGCCTTCAAAGTATTGCTCAAAAATTATTATATGACCAACAAGGCATATCTAAATTAAATACCAAACAACTTACTTCTCTTAAGGAACAAGCAAAACAGAAAGAAGCAGATTTAAAATCTAGTAAAATTGGTTTAGAAAGGGAAATCGAAAAACTTCGACTTGAGGGTGAAAGTGCTGATAAAATTGATCAAAGAGTTATGGCCTTACAAGCGGTAAATGGTCAATTAGAAGATGAATCAGGTAATTTACAATTTATACATGACAGACTTCAACAAAGGTTAACCCAAGAGGAAAAAATAACAGAATATTTGGGGTTAGGAGGAGCTATAATAGGCTCTACAAAAGGAGCTTTAGATAAATTGGGAATGTCAGGCCTCGCCGATAAACTAGGTTTTGATGAGGCCTCTGAAAAAATGAGAGAAGTTAGTGAAGGGATTATAGGACTTGATAATGAGCTAGTAGCACTAAATAAAAACAACCTCTCAGCAGCTCAGATTAGAGCAGGTTTTGGAGGAAAAGAACTTAAGAGTCTACAGGAAAGAAGAGATGCTTTAGAAGGAATGGGAGGTAAAGTAGAAGTTTTAACAGCTGGGTTTAAATCCATGGGTTCCTCTTTATTAAAAAATCTTAAAGACCCCCTATCTGCTGGGTTATTTATTGTTACTCAATTAGTACAAGCCCTCTCTTCAGTAGACAAAATGACGGGAGATGTAGCTAAGAATTTAGGTATGAGTTATAAAGAAGCCAATAATATGGTTTCGGATATGACTGATATAGCTAATCTTTCGGGGGATGCCCACGTTAGCACTGAAGGTTTAGTTCAATCACAATTAGCATTAAGTAAAGCTTTAGGAACTAATTCTCAAATTAGTGGAGAATTACTTACAGATTTTACTAAGTTAACGGAACAAGCAGGATTTAGTGCAGAAGCCATGACTAATCTTAGCATGATCTCTCAGGGTACAGGTAAATCATTACAAGACAACACATCAGAATTATTAGGTCAAGCTAAGGTCTTTAATATTAATAATGGTTTAGCTTTAAATGAAAAAGAATTAGTCGAAGCAGTAGCTAATACAAGTGCTGCAACAGTTTTAACTCTTGGTAAATCATCTAAAGCATTAATAGAAAACGCAGCTGCCGCAAAGCAATTTGGTGTTAATCTTCAACAAGCTGAAAACATCGCGGGTAGTTTATTAGACTTTCAATCTTCTATTGAGAGTGAAATGGAAGCGGAATTATTAACAGGTAAACAACTTAATTTAGAACAAGCAAGAATGCTTGCTTTAAAAGGAGAAACAGGTAAAGCAGCAGCCGAAGTACTTAAACAAGTAGGTGGTTCTGCTGAATTTTCTGAAATGAATGTTATAGCCCAAGAAGCATTGGCTAAATCTATGGGCATGACACGTGATGAATTAGCTAAATCCTTAATTGAAAGAGAAGCATTAGCAAAAATAGGAATGGCAGATATGAGTGCTCAAGATGCCTATAATAAAATGAGAAAAGAAGGATTATCTGACGACCAAATTGCTAAAAAATTAGGTAATGAAAATTTAGCTAACCAACTCAAATCAGAATCCGCTCAAAAAAGATTTGCAGCAATTACAGCTAAACTTCAAGATTTATTTGTAGGAATAGCAGAACCTATTTTAGCTATAGTTAATCCCTTACTTAATTTAGTTACATCTGTATTACCCGCAATAAATTTTCTATTACAACCTATTAAAACTACATTTAATGGTATTAGTAAAATATTAACAGGTGATTTTGGAAGTCTTTCTGGAATGCAAGCGGTATTAGGAGGGATAGCTGTTGTTTTGGGTACTATAGTAGGATTAGGCAGAATCCAAGAATCTTTAACTGAAGGTACATTATCTAAATTAAAAGAATCACTATCAATAGAAACTTTAATATCAACACAAGAAGCATTCCAAGTAGCTCGAAAAGAAGGAAAAAATGTTTTAGAGGCTACTAGTTTAGCTTTAGAAAAAAGTAAATTAGGTACTTTAATTTTACAAGGAGCTCAGCTTGCTGCAGCATCCGCTTTAAAAGTAAAAGATTTTATATTAGATAAAGCAAGTTTAGCTTTAACACTAGCTCAAAATGCTGCTGCTTTAGTATATAATGGTATATTAGCAGTTGCAAACGCCATTAAACTTGGAGGATTATTACCCCTAGTTGCTTCCATGGCAATGACTGCATTCTCTTCTTTAGCAGCTATCCCATTTATAGGTCCTATATTAGGTATAGCAGGCGCTGCTGCCGCATTAGCTTTAGGTTATGGATTTTATTCTAAAGCACAAAGTGCAGGTGATATGTACTCCCCCGCAGATGGTAAAACCCAAGTTTCTACTAAAGAAGGAGGATTATTCGAACTATCTAAAAATGATGATCTTGTAGCAGCCCCAGGAGCCGCAAATGCTTTATCAAATAACGGTGAAGGTGGTGCTTCTCCTTCAGGAGGGATTAACATAGCACCTTTAGTAGCTCAAATGTCTCAAATGAATGCTACTTTAAATGCTATTTTATCTAAAGAAGGCACGGTTACATTAGACGGTACAAAAGTAGGTACAGCTTTAACAGTGGCTAGTTCAAAGTTACAATAATTTTTAATATTTATAAATAAAAAACCATGGCATTATTAGACAAATTTAACCAAAACACTTCTACATTATCTGGTCCCAAATCACCTTCAGCTCCTGTAGGTGCTACAGATTCATCGAAATTACATGATCGATACTCTTTAAGTGGATCTCCTAAATTAAAAAATAAACCTAATCCTTCTACATTAGATTTAAATGGAGGTAAACCTAATGGATCTTTAAATGATCCTCAGTATGGAACAATAAATAGTACCTTTAAAAAAGGAACATACAGAGATAATTTACCTGAGGGATCTTCATTTTAATAAATGCCCCTAATAGACCTTAAAACAGATCTCAAGTCTTTAAAATATGGGCTTGATAGACGTGGTTTAGGAAGTAGTAAAGAGCCTTTTATTACTAAAGCTATACCCGAAGGGGAAACTCCTGGAGCTTCCTTAGATGTGTTATTAAGACAGGGATCAATATTATCTAGTGCAAACGATACCTCTAGGTTATTTCAATTATTTAAAACTACTAGAGGCTTATCTTTTATAGCTACACAAAATATACTATCAAGAGGATCAGTCAAAACAGAAGCAACCACTGGTCCTGCTTATAAAGGGGGTAATATTAATCAAGGGGTTTATTTACCTACTTCTACTCTAGCTCAAACTGCAGTTGGATTTACGGGGACTCATTTAAATTTACTAGGATTAGACCCTTCTTCACCAGCCGCTGGTATTGTTGAAGGAGGATTATTTCCTGGAGGAGGATTAATTAGATATGAACAAGCTGCCTTCAGTTTTAACCAAGAAGGTTTAAATAGACTAGTTAAACTTAAAGAAGATAAAATTGATTTAAACCCTAATGATACTGAATTATTATCTTACGATGGGGGTCCTGGATCTGTATTAGGAATAGGTAAAACACGAATTAGCCGAACTTCAAATACTACAGGAATTAACCCATATGGCAACCCCGATGGAGGATTTAAATCAGTTTCTTTTAGTAAAGTAAATAATTCAAAATCCAATTTAGATTTAGGCAATTCATTAGGTGCTTCTTATGATTATTTTACTTATTCTGAAATTAGTGGATTAGAAGTCCCTGACCCGGATGCTGAAATTTTAGGTGTTAATCCCGTAGATGGTACCCAATTAAATCGTTTTGGCCCCCAAGATGGTAATAAAACTTTAAGTACTTTAGAAGATAGTGATACTCTTATTACATCTGCTAAAAATGTATCTGAAACAAAAGTTTCTGCAGCTAAAACTTATTTTAACGACAACTCCCCTTCAGGTTCTATATCTGATATAACTTATGGTGCAGGAAGTAATAGTTCTATAGATAATAGGAGCACAACAACAGATGCTCTTAGCAATTCTAAAACAAGAGAATCTCAAGCAAAAACTTATTTTAACGAGAATTCACCGAAGGGAACTATATCTGATGTAACTCATGGTGTCGTGGCTGACAATGGCATAATAACACTTAAATCCGCGTATACAAAAGGTGAAAATGCATCAATAAAACAAAAAGGATCATCAAACCCGGATTATAAAACTACAAGTTATGAGGCGGGAGATGACATTGAAGGAGACAAATTTAATAAAGCTAAGACTAAATCTTTAAATACTTCTACATCTAATACTAAACCAGATAATGATCAATTATTTAAATTTTATTTAAACTTTATTGACCCCGATACCCCAGGAACTAATAATTACTTATATTGGCAAGCTTATATAGAAAACTTTAATGATCAAATTGGAGCGGAGTATGATTCATACAATTACGTAGGGAGAGGATATCCTTTATTCAAATACAAAGGGTTTAGTAGAAAAGTAGGTTTAGACTTTACTATTGTAGCCAATTCCTCAGATGAAATTATTCCTATTTATCAAAAATTAAATACTCTTATACAAAGATTAGCTCCTAATTATAGTAGTGAGGGTTATTTACGCGGGAGTTTTGTTAAATTAACATTTGGAGATTATTTTAATAATGTCCCATGTATTTTAGATGGTTTTAGCATATCCCCAATATTTGACGCAGGTTTTGACATTACAGATGGGAAGCAATTAGCAAAAGCAATTAAAGTAAGTGGTTTTAACTTTACTCCAATTGCAGATAATAATAATAAATTAATTGATAACACCTCAAACTTTATCTCAGTTTAAAGCTCTAGTATTATATGAACCGTTATAACAACATACCTATTCTTAAAAATTTTACAGGATCTAGATATTATGCTAGTGCCAAATATCCTGAAATTCCTTTTAG